TCATATTCGTAGGAGGAGAACTCGTCCTTGGACTTTGGGCAGCGGCGAGGGTCAATCACAATCGCATTGAGCGATTGCAGCCAGACCATGGAGCGCTCCACGCTGCCGGGTCCCTTGATTGCCCCTATGCATTTGAGGCCATATTTATTGTAATCGGCAACGGACTTTTCCTCTGCGCTGTCGGCGGTTATCAGCTCCCGCTTTGTCAGGCCACGGTCGAGAAGAAGTTTTGCCGTTTTCTCGTTGTCCATTTTGTTTGCGGTCAGCTCACCGAAAATATACAGGGTGCGCTGCGCCGCATTGTAGTAGACCTCGTTGTATGCCCAGGGGTCCGGGTACCAGCCCCAGTCCACGCCGCGAAGGACTCTGTCAAAGTGACTGATTTCATCATCGGTGATTTCCCGAATGACGATGTTTTCAAAGACATCTGAGCCGGTTCCGACCGGGATGCCCAGGTATTCATGTTGGTAGGCTTTCTCGTTGATGGATTTCAGGTACTCGGCATCAGCGATAAATTGCTCACCGAGCCATTCAGCCGGTGCTTCCAGGTATGTTGATTTATGGCAGAGGCGGTCAGGCCGCAGTTCCTCGCTGTCGAGATTCGCCCAGTTGTCGCGGCTGATTGGTGGGTTGTAGGACTCAAAATTCCAGAATTTGCTCCCGCCGCGCATGGTGGATTGGAGGATGGTGCGGATTTCGGCGCGACCGGCAAACTGGTCTTTTTCTTCAAAGTGTGTTACTCCGATGTAGCCAAAGGGGACTTTGATGGATTTGATTTTCATGGGGTCGTCTGCCCCACGAAACATAATCTTCTGCCCCGTCGGCTTGTACACCAGCTCCATCGGCGTCCTTTTTGCTGACCAATGCGACGCCATTCCAAGCTCTCCGATTGCCCACATATATTGCGCAAAAACGCTGTCTCGCAGGGTATTTCCAACCTTGCGCAAAACCAGCGCGTGTACATTCGGATTCAAAACAATGAGCAGCGGCACAAGCAGAGAAACAGCAGAGGACTTCAAAGAGCCTCTGCCGCCGCTTAAATCGTAGTATGTATGTTTATGTTCAAAAACGTCTCTGGCGAGAGCATAGTACGCCGGACCGAGGACGCTCGATAATTTGACCTCAGACATCAATAATCACCTTGACCGAATTATCGTCCTTCTCGCCCTCATCCACAAAGCCGTCCATAAGGTCTTTCAGGGCTGCCGTCATGTCCCGGAATCGGTATTCACGGGAGGACTCTTTTCGCTTGATGTTGTCCTTTTGCTTTTTGTCCACTGTTTGGCTGCTATTCGTTTGCCGCGAGAGTGTCCCAAGCAAATCCTCCGGCATTTCATCAATTTCCCTTTCGAGACGTGCCAGGAGCTTCTTTCGGATGCGCTCCGCCGTGATTGCGTTTTCGCTGGCCAGGGAAGCTTTCTTTTGTACCGCTTTCGATACGATTGCATTTTTGGTCTTTTCACGCTCTTTTAACCAGTTCTCTGAGCAAGCTCTATCGCGGAGCGTCGAGAAAGGAACTCCGTATTTTTCTGCGAGCTTTCTCTGTCCAATCGTGCCGGAAATGTACTCGATTTTGATTGCGTTCCAATCCGGCTTATCAGGCATTGGTAATCACATCCTCAATCTGGGCGGTACAAGAGGCGATTTTGCAGCCGTTTGAGCCGTTTGCTGTAATCCTTTTTCAGCTTCTCGCTTTCGGTCTTTCGGATTGCCTGTTTGAGCCGCTTGCACTCCATCACGGTTTCTTCCCGTGTCATTGTTGCCTCTTCAAACATTTTTATTTTTCCTCCCGATAAAAAATCAGGAATCTTCCTCGGTGCTGCGGTTGAGGAGAACGGCCTTCTGACCGGTGAGGGTTTCCCAGCGGTTCACGATTACATCCACGTATCTGGGGTCCAGCTCCATCACGAAGGCGTCTCTGCCATTCTGTTCGCAGCAAATGAGGGTTGTGCCGCTGCCGCCGAAAAGGTCAAGAACGGCATCGCCATTCCTGGTGCTGTTTCGGATTTGGTAATCGAACAGCGGGACGGGCTTCATGGTTGGATGCAGCTCGGACTTCTTTGGACGGTCAAATTCCAGCACCGTTGTCTGCTTGCGGTCGGAAAACCAGTTGTGTGTGCCTTCCTTCCAGCCATAAAGGCAAGGCTCATGACGCCATTGATAATCCTGCCGTCCGAGGACAAGAGCGTCCTTTACCCATATCAGGCACTGACGCACCTTCCAGCCTATATCATGACATGCGCCTCGGAAATTGTACCCTTCGGAGTCTGCATGCCAAATGTAAAAGGCAGCGCCGGATTTCATGACTGCATCAGCAGCGGTGTAGGCATCACGGAGGAACTGCCGGAAGGTTTCATCTTCCATGTTGTCGTTCATGATGGTCATGCCGGTGCCGCCCTCATAATCCACGTTGTATGGCGGGTCGGTTATGAGGAGGTCAATATCGCGTCCATTGACGAGGGTCTGAACATCGTCGATACTGGTTGAATCACCGCACATGAGGCGATGCCGACCGAGCTTGTAGATGTCCCCGCGTTGGGATTTCGGATTTTCGGGCGGTTCCTCGTCAAAATCATCATCTTCCGCCTCTGGCGGTTCATCTTCCTGATCATCAAGGCCGAAGTCAAATTCAAAGCCCTCGAAATCAAGGTCTTCTGCTTCAACGGAGAAAATCTCCCAATCGAATCCTGTTTCGGCGTTCGTCTGATTGTCCACGATGCGCAGCTCCCGGATATCTTCATCCGTGACCTCATCAGCAGTTTTGTCAATCAGGTGGTACGGCATTTCGCATCCGAGCTTTTTGGCTGCCATCCAGCGTCCGTGTCCAATGACAAGGACATTATCGGTTGTGAGGACGGTGTCTTGCTGCCAGCCGTAGCGATGGATGCTGTTGGCTATATTTTTTACCTGGCGCTCGTTGTGCTCCTTTACATTTCTTTCGTATGGCTTTACGAGCGCTGGATTAATCCAATTTGCATATTTGCTGTGGTCAAATTCTTTCCCGATTTGCGGCATGATCTTTCTCCTTTTTTGTTTTTTTTTGAGTGCTGCCGAGTCCCCACCTCGACCCATGGACATTGAATCGGTCCGGCTCAAAGAGTCCGAACCATCATCAATGGGCAGCGAATACCCGCAGATGGTGGATGAGGCCATCTGCACATACCTTTTTCCGGCAGATGTGCGCCATAGGAGGGAGGTATACAGACTCCTATGAGCTGTCATAAGCGGCACACCTTTTACCGGTTTGCTTTGGGTGGCTTTGGCTATCAAAACACATCACCGCACGGCCCATCGGGGCGCTCGAAGGGGGTGGAGCGCCCGCGGCAATGTTGGAGCTACCGGCTGGACTCGAACCAGCGACCTGGCGCTTACAAGGCGTCCTCGCTTGCCAACTGCGCTACGGTAGCATATTGAAGTTGCCGGATGGATTTGAACCACCGCACTGACCATCACGTCATTTCAGACGCCAGCCGAATCGAACGGCTTGCTCCACCACTAGGGTGGGCGCTCTCCCACTGAGCTACGGCAACATAGACGCGCCTGTCGGTGGCTTTTGGTGTGTCAATCCCGGAAGTCGGCAGGCGCTATTAAATTGTGGCCCACCAGGCAGTGTGGCGGGATAGATAAAGGCCAAGGAAGGAAGAACGAAGTTCTTCCTTCCTGGCCTTTTATCTATCCTACATCATAAGACATTTCAATGGCTCATTGTGGCTCATCTTTCAATTTCCATGTAAAATTTTTTCGACCTCCCCCACGCCTTGTGCTCTGATTCTTTTTGTGTGTGCGTAGGAATAGCTCATATCCACAGCAGTTTGCTCCAGGGTTTTCATGCTGACATAGTAGTCCAGCAGAACCATTCTTTGCCGCCCATCTTCAAGACGGTTTATCATGTGGATGATTTCCATCTGAACTCCCGCCAGCTCATTCACGCGCTGGTCTATCAGGCTTTCAAGCTCTGCCAGCCTATCAAATTTGTGTGGGTCTTTGGAGCTGCTTGCTCCATCCGAGGAGTAATTTTGCGTAACTTTTGTCAGAGCGTCCTTCGTGGCCTGTTTTGCGCTCATAAGGACGGAGACTTCCCTTTTAATGGTTCTTGCCCGCGAAAGCCATGTCCAGGCATTTATTTTTTCCTCTGCCATGCTTTATCTCCCTGTGCTTCCGAATCCTTTGTTTCCCCTCGCCGTCTCTTCCATGGAT